CATGGCTGTCGGGCAGCCAGCCCCGCAGCGCGGCCTTGACCTGCCTGCGGATCGGCTCGAGCTCGACCAGAGAGGCTTCGCCGGTGGCGTCTCGGTGGTTCTCGACCACCAGGATCACGCCGAAGTAGTTCCGCGTACCGCCCACGCCGCAGTAGTCGTTCTCCGCGTCGTCGATCGGGCGCTCCACGAGCGGGATGACGAACGCGGACGGCGTCGACAGCACGCCGCGCAGCGCCGCGTCGAAGTCGGCGGCACCGCCGACCAGGCGCATGCCGGTGAGCGTCGCCCGGAGGCGGTCGATGTAGGGCTGGACGTTCATGGCGCCTCAGCGGAATTTGCGCAGCTGGTCGCGGCCGAACACCGTGGGCGCTCCCTCGAACCGCACGTCCGGGTTGAAGCCGCCTTCGGCGCCGGTCTGCGTCGGATCGTTGGCGCCCAGACTGAAACGACCTTGCGCCATGAGGCCGAGCAGCTTCAGCGCGTCCTCGTAGTCCCGCACGATCGGATCCTTGGTGCCCTCGGTGATCCGATGCTTGTGCAGCAGGTAGCGCGCGATCGAGCGCGACCAAGCGGTCAGCATGCTCTTGGTCGCGCCGGTCGGAGGCGGATCCATGGGCACGCGGTAGCCGCGCTGCACCAGGAAGCCGTCGATGACCGCATCGCCTTCGGCGACGGCGTCTGAGATCCGGCGCGCCGCATCGTCGGCGACCGCGATGCGCTCGGCATCCCAGCTGCTGCGGTCGGTGCCGCGCAGCGTGGCGTCCATCAGCGCAGGGTCCACGACCGGTTTGAACTCCGGCGTGGCTACCTGCGACAGCTCGCGCGCGCCCGGGCGTTCCGCGAGTTCGGCGAGCGTGATGTACGGCACGAGCTGCTCGCGTCAGCGATCAGAGCCAGTCGGCCTTCAGGCCCTTCAGGCGGCCCTTCAGCTCGTTGGTGACCGCCTGGCCGCCTTCGATGATCAGCTCGTTGTTCAGCAGCTTGGTGGCGTCCTTCTCCAGCGTGGACGGGTAGACCAGCAGCGTCGAGCGCAGGCCCAGCTTGCGGCCGTGGTCGCCCGTGCGGCCCTCGAGCGCCTGGATCGCCGCCCAGAGGTTGTCCGAGGTTAGCGCCTTGTTGCTCGACTGGGCCATTTGCCAGAAGCCGAAGCCGGCATTGCAGCGGCTGTCCACGCCATACTTGAAGGTTGCGCGATCGAAGACGTTGTCGTCGGTCGGTTTGTCCTTCGCCACGAACTGCGGGGCCTTGCGCCGCTGGAAGATCAGCGGCTTGATCGCGCGGCTCGTATCCAGCACGTACCAGTAGTTGGTGCCGCCGCCGGCGTCGTCGACGTTGGACACCGCGGTGGGCTTGCCCTTCTCGTTGAGCACCGAATGGTTGGTGCCGAAGAAGGGCGTACCGTCGTAGCAAGCCGTCGTGCGTGCGGCTGCCAGCAGACCGAAGACGAGCTGGTCGGGCTGCGCCTGGCTGCTGCGCCCCATCTCCTGAAACATCGGCGCGTAGATGCCGTACTGATCGTCCTCGATCTTGGGCTTGGGCACCTCGATGGTCACCTCGAACGGCTTGTTCTTGATCGTGTAGCCGTGGTCGGCGAGGCCGTGGACCACGCGATCGCCGATCCATTCGCGCATGTTCGGGATCTCGCCGAGCCAGCCGTACTCCTCCGACGACGTGCTGCTGGGCACGACGGTGGCGATCTGTTCGTACTGGCTGGCGACCATGCCGAGACCGCCTTGAAAGTGGGCCTTGAACGAGGTGTAGAGCGTCTGGAGGTTGCCCTGATTGATTTCCATGCTGGTTCTCCTGGGGAATTGAGGGATGGGCCCGAAGGTCAGGCGCCCGCTTCGACGGTGATGCTGTGGGCGCCGATGTCCACCCACACGCCGCGGTCGTCGAAGTCGACGATCACGCCGGCGACCGCGGTGCCGGTCTTGCCGACCGTCTGGTCATCGACCACGTAGGCCACGGCGCCGATGTTGGCCCGCGAGATTGCGGCACCCGCCGCGCCGTTCTCGAAGCAGTAGATGCCGCGTTCGCCATCGACACGGGCATCGCCGCCCGCCTGGTCGGCGCGGCGTTGCGCCACGGCGCGCACAGCGGTGCCGCCGGCGGTGGCCTTGACGGCATTGCCGGTCGCGTCCAGCGCGTACATCGCACCGGCGAAGATCAGCGCGGCCGCGGCCAGCGGATCGGAGAAGCACACGCCTTCGCGGCGCGGGGTGTTGCGGTCGGCGGTCAGTGCCATGGTCAGCCTCGAGTGGTTGGATGAAGGGAGCGCAGCGCGTTAGGCCTTGGCCTTGGCGAACTGCTCGGGGGTCAGGCCGGTGGCGGCGGCGATCTTGATTTCGTCGGCCGTGAGACCGTGCGCGCCGTCCTTCGGATCGGGCTGCTTGCCCTGCGTCTGGGTGCCCGAGAGCGCGGCGATCGGCTGCGCCTTCTCGAGGTAGCCGGTAAGGGCCGCCATGTTGGTTTTGCCCAGATCCCGGGCCCAGGCCTCCATGGCCGGCGGTAGCTTGCCGCTGGCCAGGGCATCGCCGACCACCTTGTCGAGGTCGGTCTGGTGGATGCGCGCCGTGAGCGCGACCACGCTGGTGCGCAGCTCGTCGACGACGCCGATGGGGACGTACTTCGACGGGTCGGGCGCGCCGGTGCCGCTCGTACGCAGACTGGTGCAGGCGGCGACGACTGCATCGCCCGTGGCGTCGTCGCCCAGCTGCAGGGCCTTGCGCGCCGCGGCGGCCTGCGCGCGCGCCGTGGC